ATGGCATTTGAAAATGTATTAAAAGCGATTGAAGATATAAAAAATGGCAAAATGGTAATTATGGTCGATGATGAGGACCGTGAGAATGAAGGAGACTTGGTTTTTTCAGCAGCAAGCAGCGATATGCAAAAGGTAAATTTTGCGATCACTCATGCAAAAGGTGTACTTTGCCTTGCAATGGATGAAGCAAACGCAAAAAGACTTGATTTGCCGCTAATGGTTTCTAAAAATACATCTAGCCACGAAACCGCATTTACTATCACAATTGATGCAAAGGAAGCAACAACAGGCGTAAGTGCTTATGAGCGTGATATGACGATTAGACTTGCTGCTAGTACTGATTCAGTGCCTGAAAATTTTGTAAGGCCTGGGCATATATTTCCGCTTATTGCAAAAAAAGGTGGTGTCCTCGTTCGCACAGGTCACACTGAAGGATCAGTTGATCTTTGTAAACTTGCTGGCGTTAGTCCAATGGCTGCGATTTGTGAGATCGTAAAAGAAGATGGCACAATGGCAAGACGTGATTATTTGGAGGAATTTTGTAAAAAATTTAACCTAAATATGATAAGCGTTTCTGAATTAGTAGAATACAGACTTAGCCACGAAAGCTTAATAGAAATTTCGCCCGCAAAGAATGTAAAAATCTGTGGTTTTGAAGCAAAAAGATATGACATAAAAGATCACGAAAATAAAAATCACGCTGCCTATATTTTCGGAGAAATAAAAGCACAAACTAACGTAAAATTTCAAAAAATAAGCAAAGACCATGAGCTTTTAAGCGGAGATAAATTTGATAATTTATTAAAGTCGTTGGATTTTTTAAGTAAAAATAGTGGAGTGTTACTATTTTTAGACAGCAATAAAAGCGATGCAAGCTCGCAAAAAGATTATGGCATTGGGGCACAAATTTTAAAGTATTTTGGTATAAGCGAAATTGAACTTTTAAGCTCAAATAAAAATAAAGAATTTGTAAGCCTTGCAGGCTTTGGTCTTGATATAAAAGGCTATAAAGAAATTTAAATAGATAGCCTTTTGACGCTTTTTATTTAACGCGGATATTAATCATCCTAATAGCAAAATTCTTCACTTGGAAAAATTTTGCCTTTTACATCATTTGTGTAGGACTGCACACTCTTTCTTACAATATCCGCTCCATCAAGATAGCGTTTTACAAATTTTGGCTTAAAGTCCTCGAAAAATCCAAGCATATCAGACCATACAAGCACTTGTCCATCGACATTTACCCCAGACCCAATGCCAATAACTGGTATATGAGCTTGCTTTGTTATCTCGCTAGCCACGCTACTCATCGTACCCTCAAGCAAGATACCAAATGTTCCAGCTTGCTCAAACGCCAAAGCCTCGTCAATTAGTTTTTTTGCCTCGATCTCGCTTCTACCCTTTATCTTATAACCGCCTTCAAATTTATAAAACTGAGGCTTTAAGCCAATGTGAGCCATAACATTTATGCCCTCTTCACAAAGGCGATTCACTAAATTTACTTGGTGTATGCCAACTTCGAGCTTTACTGCATCGGCATTTGTCTGTTTGAAAAATTTAATCGCATTTTTTATCGCTTGCTTTTCATTTGTGTAGCTGCCAAATGGCATATCAGCCATGATAAAAGTATTTTTAGCTCCGTTACAAACGGCCTTTGTATGATAAAGCATGGAATTCATGTCCGTACTTATCGTGCTTTCTTGCATATTAAAACTCATATTTAAGCTATCGCCAACCAAAATAATATCAGCATAATCATCAAAAAGCTTAGCAAATAACGCATCATAGGCTGTTATCATTACAATAGGCTCAATGCCTTTTTTATTTTTTATATCATTTATGCTTAGTTTTTTCTTCTGAGTTTTTTCATTTTTCATTGCAAGCTCCAAGGATTTTTAGCTAAAAGGCTAACAATTTTATCAAATTTTTGCTACAATTACGCCAATTTCTTAAGGACATAAAAATGGGTATATTAAAAAGGCTTGAAATAGATTACTCTTATGATATAGTTGAAGAATTTTTATCTCACTATGCTTTAATGTGCGATTTACTCGAGCCTTTGATAATAAATTTAGGAAGAGCTGATAAATATAAAGATAGCATCCTAGAGCTTACTAGGATTTTTCATAATATTAAATCAGCAGCAGGATTCATGCATCTTGATCCGATATTAAAGCTTACAACTTTAGCTGAAGAGATAACTCAAGAAGCAAGAAGTCTAAAAGGGCCAGCAAATGATAAATTTATAGATTGGTTACTACTTATTAGCGATCAGTTTAATAAATATAAAGATGACGTCGAGAACGATTTTGAATATTTTAGTGTTCTTGAGCCAAAAATCATTGATGTGCCTGCAAAACTTAACTAAATAATTCACTAACCATTTTATTTTTTGGGAGCGACTTGGCTTCGACAGGAGCAGAGTGTGTATGGTGGCACGTCGCTTTGAGCAAAGCGTAAAAAGCTCAAATTAAATTTAAACGCAAACAACGTTAATTTCGCTCCTGCTTACGCTAAAGCTGCGTAAGTTCAGTTGAGCCTTGCTTAGTCTAATTCTAGCTAGGACAAAAGCAAGTAATTTAGCTAGAGTAGGCTCGCAAAGTGACTGCTTGCTAGCTGAAATTTTAGTCTTAGTCTAAATTTTGGTTTTGGAAAGTGAGCCTTTTTAGATGAAATTTTCACTTTTGCTAAGCGTGTAGAGGCTGTATGCATTTTGTTTTTGGACAGGGGTTCGATCCCCCTCGCTTCCACCATTTTATACTTTTTAATCCCTTTCAATCTTTTTAAAAACATTTATAAAAGCACGACAAAAACGACCTTTGTTATATTTTATTAATTTAAATTGTTTTCAATGTTTTTAAGCCTTTTTAATTGCCTTTAAGGACTTTTTACGGATAATTTAAAGGATAAAAAATTGTCCGCCAAAAAATGTCCGTAAAAAAATCGTCGCTTGATTTTTATGGGCTTGCGGACACTTAAAGGACAAAAATGCCAAAAATTAACCCTCCCTTGACGGATACGGCCATAAGGGCTTTAAAACCCAAAGATAAGGTTTACAAAAAATCTGATGGGCAAAATTTGTTTATTTTTATAGAGCCAGGCGGTCGTAAATTTTTTGCACTTGAATACAAAAGTCCTCTTACATTAAAAACACGCCGAATTGCCCTAGGTAATTATCCTGATCTTAGCCTCTCAGCCGCCAGAGAAAAACGCAGAGAATTGGCCGCTCAAATATTAGATGGTATTGATCCGCTAGTAAGTAAAAAGAGCAACAAAACAACACTAAACGACATCGCTACAAAATGGCTAGATATAAAATCCGAAAACATAACTCCAAACTACTTAAAAAAACAAAATTTGATTTTTAACAAGCACGTTGCACCGTATTTAGGCAATCGGCCATTGGACAATATAAAAGCAGTAGAAATAATAGATGTATTAAAGATCATAGAAAAAGCTGGAAATTTAGAAACCATCAAGCGTGTATTTATCTTACTAAATCAAATTTTTAGATACGCCGTCACCTATGAGATAGTTGCTCACAACGTCGTGGCCGATATAAATTTCAAATACGCTTTTAAAACCGCAAAGCCTAAAAATTTCCCTACGATCACGGACGAAAACGAGATACGCACACTGCTTGCATCAATAGATGGATATAATGGTGACATAAAAACAAAAGTTGCACTAAAGCTTGCGATCTATACGGCTATGCGTCCATTTAATGTTAGGGCTGCCCAGTGGGACGAGTTTGATCTATCCGCCAAAATTTGGACAATTAAAGCGGATAAAATGAAAATGAAAGAGGCCTTTAGACTACCACTAGCTGATCAAGTCGTAAATTTATTAAAAGACTACACCAAAATTTGTGGAAAAACTGAAGGGTATCTTTTTCCCAGCACACTATCTAAGAGCCGTCCAATGAGTGAAAATACATTAAATACAGCACTAAGACGCATGGGATATAGCAAAGATGAGATCGTTTCTCATGGCTTTCGTGCGATGTTTTCAACTATGGCCAACGAAAAAAGAAATGAGCATGGCTGCCATGCTGACATTATCGAACGCTGCCTTGCACACAAGGACAAGGATAAAGTAAGGGAAGCTTACAATAGAGCTCAAAATTTAGCAGATATGAAGACGTTGATGCAGTGGTGGGCAGATTATTTGGATGAGTTGGTAAAATAATGTGTAAAAATATTATGTATTATTTTACATAAGGTATAAATTTAAAAAACTTTTTATAAACCTTGTGATTTTCAAGATCGCTAAAGGTTTTTGATTAAATCTAAATTGTTATTCATCTAAACTCTCCGCTTTTTACGGATAGTTTAGATTATTAGTTTCAAAAAACGTATAAAATCATTAATTTTTTGTGATATTAAGAATATTGCCTATCTTATCATGAAGCTTTTTTAATATTTCAAGTGGAAGCAAATCTATAATTTTTTCTAAAAATGTTAAACTTGGAATTTGCCCACTAGAATTTATTCTATCACTGGGATTAACGCCAATAGCATCAGTAGCTATTTCTAAAAGCTTATCTCTCAATTCCGTATTTCCAGATTCCACTATAAGACGCTCAAAGCCAATATAAGATGACGCTAAGGCTTCTTTGTGCCTATATTCATCGGCTGTTTTCTTGTACTCAGAAATCTGTTGTGTTGAGTAATAAATAAAAAATCCACTAAATACCCACAATGGTAAACTTTTAAAAAAGTCAACAAAACTAAAAGTATTTAAATATATAGCTAAAGCAAAATAAAACAAGAAAACAGCAGCAAATGTTACTATAGCCAAATAAAAAATACGATTCCACTTTTCTACTTTCTTTTCCGTTATTCTTCTTTGTCTCATATATGCTCTAGCTAACCCAGCGGAAGTTGCACCAGGAAGCAATGAATTTATCTTATTCTTTAAATTTTTAAAGTCGTTTTCCCCTTGTTCGATCATATTATTTACATATTCTTTTTTTTCATCCAACAAATCCACCCATGACTTTTTATTATTTTTTGGATCGCTATCATCCGTAATCCCATTAAACACCTCTCCATAAAAATCTTTTAGCTCATTTATTTTATCTTCCGATTCTTCTATTTCGCTACAAGCAGACTCGAGTTTAGAAACAATACCTTGTATCTGGTTGCCTTCGCTATCTTTTTGTCCATAAAAATTTATATATGTTTTTCTTATTTCTACAGCATCATTATTGGCTTGCCTTAAATTATTTAAAATATTACTTGAGTCTTTTAGTTCTGTCTTATCGTCGTTTATATCATAAATTTCTTTGTACGCATCATTTATTTTTTCTCTAGAGGCTTTTACGTCATTCAAGATTTTGTCTATTTCTTCTTTTTTTGTAGCAAAATCACCATAGTTAGTATAAAAATTCTCAATATTAGAGATTGCTGTAGCAAAAGAGTTATTTTCGATCATATCCAACAACCTAGACAGTGCGGATATTTTTGTTTCATCTTTAAAAACAGAAATAAGTCTTTTTTGAACAACATCTATATTAGATTGTTTTTCATTGTCCATATCCTCTCCTTTTTATATGTTTGTAATTCGCCATAATTATCTCTATTCTCTAAACTTGCTTGCCTAGTTCCAATATGTATTCTAATTAAAATTTGAAATTTATATTTTTTCATTTTTTGTAAAATCATCAGGAATTTTATTTTGAATGCCACTTTCTGATATATTCCCAATATCTACTAAAGTATTGATTTCTGCATTAAAAACACGAGAGTTATCTATTGCAACATCATTTTCCTTGTCAATAGATATAGTTTTTGCATTTATGTTATTTGTGATTTTATGTTGCATCCATTGTTCTTTAGTAAAATTTATCAGTTTTTGCAATGATATAAAAATTATAGAGGCAAAATTTATCGCCATAAACCCTATTGAGAAATTAACTAAGAATTCATAAAAAGACTCTTTGCTTCCGCTACCAAATGCCAGTACAATAGATAAAATAATAGTTATGCAGCTACTTCGTATTAAGTCACGAGGCCTATAGTCTATATATGCTGCAAATAAATAAAATAAATAATACCCCACATAATACTCATATTCTTTGCCAAAAATAATACGGCAAAGAATGGCTTCAATTAGCAAATAAAGTATAATATAGGATATGGCGGCTGATATTGTTTTTACCGTCTCTCTTGGTTTATAACCAATAAAAATTAAAACTAGATATATTAAAATAAATAGTAACACAGAAAAAGCAAGTAAAATAAAACCGAAATTTTGTAAAACCACTTCTTTCATTATCTCTATCTCTTGTAATTATTCTGCGTATTATCGCTACCGATTTGATTATTTCCACCATTGATTATGATGGTGTGCCTTTTTTCATTATAAAATTTAGGTGACTTATCCTTTTTTAATCGACGTCTTCTTCTATTTATATAAAACGAAAACAAAGAAATTATTATCATAGAAAGCATCATAAATCCAGCTAATCTATAATGCAAGATTTGCGGATCTGGATAATACAATATATACATGATAAATTTTTCTATGCCACTAAAAATAAAAGCGAGACAATAACTTACAAAACCACCTATCGCTTCAAAAAATGTCTTTAAAATTTCATCTATCACGCTTTACTTCCATTATTATTTTGAGTATTTCCGTCGCCTATTTGATTGTTTCCACCGTGGATTTGTATGTTATATATTTTTGTATCGCCCCTCTTTTTTCTGCCAATTCCTTGAGAAAATTTTACCCACAGCCATACAGGATCATCTTTATCTTTAATAACAAAATCAGCATCTAAAATTTCATGATATTCTATATCCAAAAATTCTAGAAATTCTTGAGCAGCCAACATTTTGTCATCTCCATACCCTGCATTACTCTTAGCATCTTCTCTAAAAAGCATCAGCTCCTTTACCTCAAAGACACTTATTTCATTTTCGTTATCATTTACACTAAGACCGATGTTTTTTGTCCAGTATTTATCCTGCTCAAGCATTTTTACTCTCCTTTAGTAAATTTCTCTTTTTCTTCCTCTAGACGCTCGATAAATTTTCTAAGCATAGCGTTACTGCCGTATTCATCAAAGAGCCTTACAAACTCGCTCCATATCTCGCCTCTCTCTTTTTCATTTGAACCATTGTTTTGTATATTTGAGTTGCCGATTTGATTATTGCCACCTGATATATTTATTCCGCTCTCTAGATATTCAGGCGTTACGTTTAGCTTTGTGGCGATTTCCAAAAGCCTCCCTCTCGGGATTTTTTTTCTATTTTTCCAATTATCGAGTGTTCCATATTGAATTTCTAAAATTTCACACATCTGCTTATCTGTTTTTACTCCGAGCACAGCGCGCATTCTCGCCAAAATAGCTTCTAAATTTTCCATTTTTCATCCTTTTAAGATAAAATTTGATATGATTACTCTTGACTTTACTACTATTTGATAGTATAATTCACTCATTAAAAATAAAAACTTTTGATTTTACGGCTTTAAAAATAAGCCTAAAAATTAAAACTTTTGTTTTAACCCTAGATTATAGCCGTTTTTGGCTAAAAAAAGGACTATTCATGAAGCGTAAAGCGAGTGATTACATCTCTCTAGCCGAGGTCGGTGAAAGGCTCGAGGGCGTTAGGCTGATTTTTGGACTAGATCTCGTGGAAATTTGCGAACTACTTGAAACTACAAAATACTTTTTTAATGAGGTCAAACGTGGTCGCAAGCTCATCCCCTACGAGTGGGTGATGAGGCTTAGTGAAAAATATAACCTCAATCAAAACTGGATATATCAAGGACAAGGTGAAATTTTTAGTAAAAGGAGAAGCGATGTGTAATTCTTCAGGAAAACGTTTTATCGAAATGACTACTCAGAGATTTTTTACTGATGAGAAAATTTTTGAAGTTATGGAAAAAGCCAAAGAGGAGTGCAGGAAAAATCCAACCAAATACGCTCAACCCAAACCTTCTTTGAAGACTAAGAAAAAAGCTGAACGCGATCCACGCGATCCATCTGATCCTTCTGACCCGTCTTTGGAGGACTATTTTGTAGATGAGTTATTTAAACAAGCGGCGATGGAAGCAGAAAAGATCGTTCGTAATCCAAATCACTATGTAAACCCAATGTTTAGGAAAAACGAAGATAACTTTGCAGAATTTATAGTGGCTATGGAAAAAGCCTTACGCCTCTGCAAAAAGATAAAAGGATATTAATGTCTAATGTAAAACAACAAGCTAACAAGAAGGCAAGTAAGCCAGCAAGCGACGAGATAAAGGCTGATGAAAAACCAGCCTTAAGTCGCCCTCTTCGTTCATTGTTTTAGCTCCTTTGGGGTTTCGTTTCGTGATTTGATTATATCTCAAAGGAGTTAAAAGAGTGAATTTGATAAAAAAGGATTTAGGATGACTGAGCAATTTGCCTTAAGCGTTATTGCAGTAGTTGTTTGTGCTTTTGTAGGCGGTGCTATGCTTACGCTTGGCATGTTGGCTTTGTTTTTTAAAAAAAGGAGCTAGCATGAGTGCGATGAGGGAGTATATACGTGTAGATCACGCTAGCATACTTGAAACATGCAAGAAAAATCTACAAAATTTAAGCTATCTTGACCGCAAGCATGACAGGCATGATCGCTTTAAGATATATGAACACACCCTTTTCGTTAAGCAAAACTATCTCTGCCCACACTTTGACGAAGTGGCAGATATATACTACAAAGCACTTGAATGTGCATCAAGTGAAAGCGAGATAGCAGACTACGTCTCAAAGCATACTGGCAAAAACAAAGCTGCAATTTATTTTTATTTTAGACGTTTTCGTTTTAAAAACCCTGAGTTTGCACAAGAGGTCATAGAAATTTTAAAGAAATTTATAAAAGAAAATAGTCTCTTTTCGGATGTGGATAATGTATAAAATATCACTTGCTACTCTTTTTTCAGGCATTGGCGCGCCCGAGTTTGCAGCTCGCGAAGTATTCGGCGAGGCTAAAACGATACTTGCCTGCGAGATAGACAAATTCGCTCGTCAAAGCTATCTAGCCAATCACGAAGCCCCGCTAGCTTTTTATGAGGATGTTTGCGATCTTGATGCCAAAGCTTACGCCGGGCAAATAGATATTTTGATCGGCGGTAGCCCTTGCCAAGACTTCTCAATCGCAGGGCAGCGCGCGGGCGAGGACGGCGAGAGAGGCAATCTAATATGGCAATTTTACCGCGTCGTTAGCGAGGCTTGCCCTAGCGTATTCATCTATGAAAACGTCAAAGGCTTTTTGTCTATCAACGGCGGCAAAAGCTATCAAAGATTTACGGACACCTTACGAGGGCTGGGTTATCACTGCCACACCGAAGTTTTAAACACAAAAGACTACGGCATCCCGCAAAATAGAGAGCGATTGTATATCGTGGGGTTTTTGAACGCAGACGAATATCACGCCTTTTTTAACGCACCAAAGCAGGCACTAGAACTAAATTTGGGCGATATGCTAGATTGCGAAGTAGATGAAAAATACTTTTTGAGCGATAAGATGATCGCATGCCTTAAGAAAAAAGAAAACAACTTTCATGGCAGCTTTGCCCAAAAGTCTTTAAGCGATGTAGGGAATTGCATAATGACTACCACAGGAAGTCGTCGCACGGATAACTTCATAAAAGTAGTCGGCAAGCTCGACATAAAAGGGAACGACATACTAAAACGAGTTTATGATGTCGACGGGGTAGCTCCTACTATATATACGGCACAAGGTGGCAATCAAGAGCCGAAAATTTTACAACGCGCACGAGGTTTTAATAAGGGTGGCGAGTTTGCAGTTTGCCCTACGATAAGCTCTAGTAGCTTTGAGCAAAACAATCTGCTAAAAAGCGCGCGCATACGCAAGCTAACCCCTAGAGAGTGTCTACGCCTGCAAGGATTTCCTGAGAGCTTCAAAATCGTAGTGAGCGACACGCAAACCTACAAGCAAGCAGGAAATGCGATGAGTGTCAACATTATAAAGATGATATTTAAGCAAATTCAAAAAGCTAGCATCAAACAATTTAAACTGGCTAGATAGGCAAAGTGATGAGTGATAACATTTTTCAAACTATAAAACAAACAATATCTAAGCATGATTTTAAAGATTTTGTGCAAAGTGTTTATGGCATAGAGTTTAAAAGCGGAAATGCTTTTTGTCCATTTCATGACCATGGTCATAATACACCAAGTCTTGGCATCAATTCTGATTCTAATGGTGCATTTTTTAAGTGCTTTGCGTGCAATGCCAGTGGCGATATAACAAAATTTGTTGAGCTAAAAGAGCATATCTCTCCACTTCAAGCTGCTAAAAAAGTTTGTGATCATTTTGGCATACCAAATACGATCAATGCAAAAGAAATGAGTGAAGAAGAGAAAAAGGCCTATGAAGAACATCAAGCACTGATAAAAGCCGAAAATGAAGCGCGTATGAAAAAGGAAGCTGAGCAAAGAGCAAAAAAAGAGATCGCCCTTAAAGCTAGGCTAGCCAAGATAGCTCCGCAACTTGTGGAAAATAAGCTTAAAAATTACGATCTTATCAAAGATCAAATTTCAGCACTATTCCCAATACAAATCAATAACTTTGATTCATATAGCCGCGAACTTATCGGTTATAGCTTTGAGCATAAAAGCCTAGCGATCATCATAAGAGACGCTAACGGCGCACCTATAAATATCAAATATAGAGAGAAATTTGCCTATGACACATATAAAGGCGAGCTAACAAGTGAGAGAATGCCTGGAAAGTGGATAGGCGAAAGCGGCACACACGCTAGTCCTTTTCCTCTAAATTTTTACAATGATTATAAAGGTAGTAGTGTAGTCATTTGTGAAGGTGAGAAAGACGCATTAAATTTGATGTGCTTTAATGTTTGTGCCTTGACGCTTGGTGGCGTAACTGCTAGCTGGGAAGAATACAAAGAACTTTTAAGAGACAAGCATGTATTTATCTGGTTTGATCACGATGAGGCCGGATATGAAAATGCGATAAAGAAATTTTACGAGATCAAAGATGTAGCTAGAAGCGTACGAATAGTGCTATTTTATATGATCGGCAAAAACTTTTCAAAGGGCTATGATATTAGTGATTATCTCTATGACCACGCCTATAAATTTCAAAACGCTAGCCCACTTGAAGTAGTAGCTTTTAGCTGCTTTGAACCAACAAACGTCGTTATTGACGAGGTTTGCGAATACTTTCCGAATCTTTCGGCAAAGCTAGATAAATTTAAACAAAATCTGCCTATAAAAGAATTTCGCCAAATCAAGGCCGAGATACTGGCAAGAGATGAAGAAGGTAATTTTATAAATATCTTTCCAGTAAAAGGCGAACTTGACGATAAGTATGTCGATGAAGTGCTAAATTATGCAAAAGAGCTAGAAAGAAAAATGGGCGAGAAATATGAGGAATTTAAGAAAGCCTATATCCAAAGCTTCCTTTTGACCGAACAAGAGGAGCAAAATTTCGAGCGTTTTTCAAAAGCTTTTAGCGATGCCTTCCGTATAAATAAAACCATGCGCACAAACTATCATCAAACGCATATTACGGATATGGTAGCAAGTCTAAATCAGACTTTTTTAAAACTAGGCTACCGTCTGGGTGAGTATAAAAAGAATTTGCACGTTTGGGCGAGTAATCATTTCATGCAGATAGATACAAATGCATTGGCCAAATTTATTCACTCTCATTGGATGGCTGCTGCATATGTGGACAAGAAAAAACAAAGCCGCGAAAACGTCAATAAGATAGTCGAGGATCTAACTAGCCTATCGCTAGATCTAGATGAGATAAAATCTCACGAATCTCGCCGCGTCATAAATTTATTAAATGGCACGATTTTTATTAGTAAAAATGGCGTTATCACATTTAAGAAAAAGCACGACTATAAAGATGCTGCTACAAATATTTTAAAATTTAACTACGATCCTTCGGCCAAGTGTCCAAAGTGGAACAAATTCTTACGCGATATTATGAGTGATGAAGACGACATAAAAACGCTTATGGAGTTTATTGGCTATTGCTTTATTCCTAGCCATGAGTTTGAAAGCTTTTTGTTTTTATACGGCAAAAGTGGCGCAAATGGCAAGAGCGTTATATTAGACACCATCAGAAACTTTTTTGGTGAGGATAATGTTTCATCACTTCAGCTTCAACAATTTGAAGGGCATCAACTTTGCGCACTTACAAACAAGCTCTTAAACATTGGTTCTGAGATCGACAAAAACGGTACCGATAAAGGGCAACTAGCCAATCTAAAAGCTATCGTCAGCACAAAAGATGCGATAACTATAAACCCAAAAAACGAAGATCCCTACTCTTTGCTTCCAAATGAGAAGCCAAAGCTAGCATTTGCTGGCAATGAAAAGCCAAAAAGTGGCATAGATAATGGCGTTTTTAGACGAATGTTGCTTATTGTGTTTGATAAAGAAGTAAAAGATAATCAGAAAATAAGAGGCCTTAGTGATCGTTTTAATGATGAGCTAGGAGGTATATTTAATCTAGCTCTTGAAGGACTAAAACGCCTTATTGTTCAGAACAAATTTACTCGCTCTAAACGCATGCAAACTGAGCTTGAAGAGTACAAAGATAGCGTAAATCCGCTTCGTACCTTTGTTAAAGATGCGATTATTGCAGATGCCGACTATTTTGTGCCGTCAGTGCCACTTTATAAGGTTTATCTAGCATACATGAACGACAAAGGCGGCAAGCCTATAGCGCAAAAGAACTTTGCTCAAGCCCTACGTGACGAGCTAACCCTTGCTGGTATAAGTTGCTCTTATGGCCAAAAACGCATGTCAGCAAACTATATTGGAGTAGGCGATAGACCAAGGTGCTTTTTTGGTTTTAGGGTAAGCAGTGACAATCTTGACTTTGATAGTGTAAGGATAGAAAACGGTGGTGAACTTATCATAAACCAGATAAACCACTATCAAGCCAATGGAGCAAAAGCCGATGAAAACTAATCTTTTCTTGTGGCTCACGATGATTTTAACTAAAAATATCTACAAAGCGTCCTATATTAGGGCGTTTGATAGATGTTTTACATCTGGGTGGCTCACTTCTGGCTCACGATTTTTATTTTTCTTGAGCCAGCAAAAAGCCGTTTTTATGGGGCTTGGCGTGCTGTTGGCTCACAATCTCGCCATTTTTGCCCATATATTGGTTTGAAATTATTTTTTATTTTTTTAATTTTTTTTTCATGACCTATATATAAAAAAATAGTGAGCCAAAGAGAAAACTTAAGCTATTAAATACCGATAAAATCGTATTTAAATGCTGGCTCAAGAAGTTTAAACTTATGAGCCAAAGATTTTATAAAATTACGTATTTTAGGGGTTTGGGGTGGCTCACTATTTTTTGGTGATTATGAGCCACATGAGCCAAGCGAGCCAAAAAAGGAAAATATATGAAGCAGATGAACGAAACGCAGCAAAAGGCTTTTGAGATATATCTCGAAAGTGCGACGTTTGAGAGCGATTATAAGCCTATTAGCGAGGAGCAGCTAGCTTCAAAGCTTGAAGCTCTAGGGCTAAAAGGATCAAGCAGCTCTATTAATCGCTGGAAAAAGGATTTTAACTGGGTACAAGCCCTACAAAACAAAGTAACTCTAGCTATGAGCGAGGATAAACAAACTAGAAATTTGCTTCAAAGATCAAGCCTAGAAACCGTGGTTAAAAACACCAAGGTTGATATTGAGCGAAACAATGTTTTGCTAGCTGCTAGCTATGAGATCATGGAGGGTGAGGCAAGGCGTATCGTAGCTAGACAAAGAGAAACGGGTACGGTCAGTGCTGATGACTTTGAGAGAGCAAAATTTATCTCTACTCTCTCAGCAGGCAGAAGTGACAAGATGCTAGACCGCCTAGCTATCATGCCACCAGAAGCCGTATCAGCTCAGCAAATTTTATCTCGTCTAAATGGGATTAAGGTTGAGTTCGAGGATGATGTCATTGACGCAGAGGTGCAAGATGAAAAAGCTAGCTCTTAGGCTTATACTGGCTTTTATCTTGGTTTTTGTTTTAGCAGTATTTCAAAATTTAGCAAATTTATAAAGGAAAAAAGATGAACGTAGGATTTTTTAAACGCAAGAGCTATAAAAATGCTGATGGCGAAGAGATCGGCTACACAGGTGGAACTATCATGATCCCATTTTTAAGACCCATAGAGGTAGTTATGCTTAGCACTAGCGCAGAAGAGAGGAAGAAAAATAAAGATTTTCCATGCTTTCACCTTGCGCTTCAAAAGACCAAAGGATATGAAGGTGGCAGACAGATAATAGGCGCACTATGGGGCAGACAAAGTAAAGATGGCACCAAAAGCTTTTTAAGCGGCTTCATAGAAACACCGGTAGTGCCAGGCTATAAAGTATATATAGCTCTTTTTAACGCTGGCGAGAATGCTAAAGAGGACGTGTTGTTTGACGTTGTCTGGAACGCGCCTAGACGCAGTGAGCAACAAGATATACCGCCTAGTGAAGAAACAAACGCTGGTTTTTATGCAGATGATCAAGAGATACCATTTTAAGGAAACAAGATGGAAATAATTAAAATTTACGTTTGTAGTCCCTATTCGGCATTTGGGAACGATAAGAAAAAGGCAAGAGAAGTAGCTATCAAGGCACTAGCAGAAGCCAATGAGTATTTTAACGGAGATGAGCGATATGAGCTATTTAGCCCAGTTTTAAACAACTCCGCCTATAGAAATTTAAGCTACCCAGAGGTTATGGCTATCTGCCTAAAACAGCTTGATAGTTGTGGTGCTTTATTTGTCCCAAGCTCAAAGACCTGCGACAAAGAGCTTATCTTAGGCTCAGAAGGCATCGGCATAGAGATAAGCTATGCCTTTATAAAAAACTACCCTATCTACGATCCAGGAGACATTCTTGCTACTATGGAGTTAAAGATCAAATGACAACAAACGAGTTAAAAGACGCAGCCATCTTTGTGATGGCTTATTCATTTTTAAAGATGGATAGCTCAGAAGAACTGGGGCTTTTCATCAATAAAAAAGCGAGCAAATTTATAGATGAGCTTATTGAGATTATGACGCCCATTGTTAAGCATTATTATGAATTTCAAAAACGCATAGACCTGCAAATAGCAGCACTAGATAACAAGGCTAGGGTTTGTAAAAATGATTTTAGCACGACAGCACCACAACTTGCTTGTGATTTGATCTATCTAAAATTTGCACCAAACAACCGTAAAGGGCAGAGACTAGCACCCATCCTAGCAGAATTTTACGCTTGCAATAAAGATAAGATAGCGTATATTCTAAACAAAAGTTACGACACGAAATACAGCAAGGAAGCCGAGGACAGCCAAAGCCTCGCCTATTTTTACATTGAAAATATTTAAAGGATAAAATATGACACCACTTTTACCTATAACAGATCCTATCACTACTAAACAAGCTTGCGAACTTTTAAAGTGCAATGCCGTAACCTTGTGGCGCTACGTCAGAGATGGTAAATTTAGAAAATACGCAGTTACTCGCAAGAATGTACTTTATTCTACAAGCGAGATCATGGCTTTTCTTGAGGCCTCAGCAGTCTCATCACCTAGGGTTTAAAGGACTTTGGCTAAAATAATGAGAAAAGGACAAAGCAAAAGGAGAAGCGATGAGCGAGGAAAATATCGTTAAACGAGTATGTAAGGAGTTAAATTTAACCCAAAGAGAGCTAGCAGAGATTATCAAGGTAAATTCAGGCACGCCAGCGCAGTGGGTAACCAAGGGTGAAGTTCCGCCAACATATCAGTATCTTTTAGAACTCATGATAGAAAACAAACATCTAAAAGAAAAAATTGCAAAATTAGCTACTTTTAAAGAATTACTAAACGAAATTTAGAGCAACGGAAATTCCGTCGCTCTATATCCAAATAAACTTTTTATAAAAAAATATTATCTACAATAAGAAAGCACTTGACTTATATTATTTAAAATAGTATAATTCTTTTAAAATATGATTTAAAATAAATTTTTGAAAGGATTTTACTATGAATACACCAGTCAAAAAAGATGACCAACAAGTCGAAATTTTAAATTTCCAGACTTTTACTACCGATTACGTTGCCAAACGCTACGGCACTTCCGTAACCAACATTAGAGATCATAAACGAGAACATGCTGACGAAATTCTTGAAAATATCCATTTTATTGAAGAGACAAATAAATTTAGTAAGCCAGTCATCAAATGGACTCTCCGCGGCATCATCAAGCTAGGCATGTTTATCCGCTCCAAAGAGGCTAAAAATTTCCGCTCGTGGGCAGAGGCCGAGCTAGAAAAATCTATCAAAAAGATAGAGGACGAACTAAAGGCCTCTCGTGAGCTAGGCGCAAAAATCAAGCTTTTAGAAAGTAGCTCCGATGAGAAGTATAGAGAAATTTACGACCTGCGCTCCAAGTTAAAAAATGAAAGACGAATGAGCGAGGCTAGATACGAAGCTATAAGCGACCTAAAAAAACGGCTAGATAAAAACACCACCCCTGAGCTAGAAGAGCTAAGAAGCCGCGCGAGATTTTTAGAAGAGGAGCTAGAAAGGATCAAAAAGCAGATACCAAATGGCGATGATCTAAACTATTACTACTCGCTAGAGAGCAAGGTAGAGGCATTGCAACAAGAGCTAAACGAAAAAGAGCATGAAAACTTTGACTTGCAAAGCGAGAAATTTGGTTATATGCAAGGTCAAGGTAAGATCATAAACGACATAGTAGCTAAGCTGGAGACCATCTATGCCGCAAACAAGACCGTGCAAGACGAGCTATTTTACTACATCTCAGCCCTTAAAAAGAGCGCAAACGAACCTATAAAATACCACCAACTACCAACCATAAAGGTGAAAAAGTGATGAAAGATAAAAAATTATATAGAAGCGAGCAGACGATGAAAGATAAAAACCCTTTTAAAAATGAGCTGTTAATGGCTCTAAACACATATGATACAAATGAGATCATAGATAGGCTAAAAAGTGTGCTAGCTCAGCTTGCGCCAAATGAGCGAAATGTCTTTATCGTGCCGGTACTTATAACGCAAATTTGTGATAACGAGGGATGCGTGATAGTTAATGGCAACAGCCAAATAGGCGACGGCAATATCCAAAACAATGCAGGAAGGGCACTATGATAGCATATATGATCTTTAGCGCGGTTATCCTTGTCGCTGGTGTGGTTATAGGGCTTATGCTCTCAAATCTCAAAGAGCTAAAACCCTTCATAGAGAAGATATCTTTTTAAAGTATAGGACTTATACTCTTAAAATTTATAAGAGTTAAAGTCCTAGCCTACCCATCCTGCGAGGCTTTGTCGCTGTAACCACCTTTTTAAACTCGCCACTTAACTAAAGTAAGCCCCAACACCAGCACACTTCACCCACCAAACTCGACCCTTGATCGCAAGCTCCAACGCTAGCGCGCCCAAGCGGCTGGCTTACCAAAGAAAATTTTTACTTATTTTTTATAAGCAGATTAGATTAAAGTGTGTTTTTTTGGATATTGTTACCATTTTAACCGCCAACAATATGAAAAAAGTTTGAAAATTTTAAAATTTTTAGTGTGGCTGTAGTATTGTATGGCGCAGGCCAAATGGGTTCATAGCCCCCCCCTATCAAAGATTTTATAGCTAGCTTTGATCTATCAAGCAGCTCACACAAACCAACCAACGCACACACGCCAGCTAAGCCAACATAGCTAGCACACCCACACAAAGACCACTAGGCACATTAAATTGCCTCGTAATTTTTCGTAATGTCCTAATCACAAGCGAAAAACAATCCACAAATTCCCACGCATTTCGCCCAAAGCTCGCATGTCCAAGCACCACGCACCACACCAAAGCCAACGCATCCAAGCATTCCGCATCATCACGCTATCAAACCACACAATCACAACTGTAAAAGAAATTTTGACAGTTGAGATTTTGCACTTTCACACTATTAAATAGCACAACAAAAATACCAAGACCAACGCACCAAGCTAATAATCTATAAATTTCTATCCAAAGCTCACGCATCCAAGCACCACACACCACACCAAAGCTTAAAAAATAAAACTAATCTATCTTTCAAAAAGCCACTCTAACCTTAAACAAAATCGCCATTTTTCATTAAAAATTAGCCAAATTTGCTCACTCTAACCTTAAAGTACCTTTCTTTACTACACGCAAAAGCCGTATTTTAGGCACTATTTTATTTTTAGTATTGAAAAGTATAATTTTCATGAATAAATTTTCATACCATTTTTTGACCATTTTTGCCAAACTAACCTTAAGCCGTTTTTGTCAAAAAAATAAAAAAATAGACAACGGCCAGCGTACAAATTTTATTTTTTTACTCAGTAAATATCCGGCCAAAATAGACGCCATACATCAAAAACAGTGGCGGCTTGTACACCAAAAAACTGCAAAACAAGCCAAATCCACGCCAACCACACATCAAAAAGCCGCAAAGCAGGTCAAAACTACGCCAAAAGCCACCAAGTATGTAAAAATGGGCTGGGATTGCTCTCAAAAACCCACACACTCACCCCACCCCGACAAGCCATCTCATTACTTGCTTTGGACGTTATTGGTGTTCGAACTTACGCCACCGCTCCTAAGTGAAAAACCGGCCCCGCACCGCCACTTGCTTGCAATCACCACTATGATAATCTTTGCCAACTTCCTGGTAATTAAGGCGAACAAACCTTTAAACTAAACACAAGTCGAATAGTTTGAATAAAAAATTGATAAAATTACAGAATAATAAAAGACAAAGGTTAAACATGCAATCTAAAGAGCTTAATGAGCTTTTTTCAGAAGATAGACTAAAAGCATACACTAGTGATGATGAGCATAGAGCAAATCTACTGCTTATTGGCGAGCTAGCACCAAAACTTGGTATCATCGAAATCATTACTAGAAATAAAACAGCACAAATTTTAGGAAACATGGATAGCGTTTTCATATCACGCCAAACATTTGGTTATTGGTGTAGAGTGATAGACCAAAACAAAATACACAACGATCTACTCGATATACGTGGATTAAATTTATCAAAATACTCTAAATTTAATCGGCAAAGCAAAAGCACTATGCTAAATTATAAAAAAGTAAAGATATGTTATTCGCTACTTCTGACCATTAGGAATAGGGCTTTACATTGGGAAAATCTATATAAGCTAAACACCGATGGCACACCGCGTATATCAACCAACTTAGATGGCATAGTAGTAGGTATAGACCCTGAAAATTTAAAGCTTTTTATAGATGATATTTTATGCTGTTTTAATGAAGATTTAAAGGGATATCTTGAGTGAGGGCTTTAAAGCGCCCCCGGTGAATTGTAGGTTAATTATAACCGAAATCTTATTAAAAGTAAAGGAGCACCCTTTAATCTGGAAATTTGATTTTAGAAATTCCAAAAGCTCCTCCGCCCTGTTTGCTTTGTTTTAGTAGCTCGATGTTCAGCTTCACACCATCAGCACTTGCAGCCTCTTTTATACGCTTAAATTTAGCCTCCGCCCTCGCCTTAGCCTCGCGCAGTTCCGCTACGCTTAGTTTTGCGATCTTTTCGTTATGAACTTTGGCTTTTTCTACCTTTTCGGTGTCTTTAGAGTTGGGCACTCTAATTGGCACGAACTGCTCGTACTCCTTGAGAGCCTTTTTTAGCTCCTTGCCGTACTCTTTTTCTTTATTAAACCTTCTTACACCAACGCCCCTTGCCATTATCCCACCAAACCCTAGCTCATCTTTGTTATAGTCTTTTGGTGCGATATCTGCTCCAGTGATATTGGCTACCCCCTGCGCTCCTAGCTGCTGTCCATAGCGGCCAAGAGGAGAGATTGGCGGGAAGTAGCTTTTTGTTAGCTCTAGCAACCTTTTTGTCATCTTTACAGCATTAGGATCATCATCACTTTCTATCTTATAGCCTAGCGTACTTTTACCACTTGCTATATTCATAGCTCCTCCGACAAAACCTCCGTTAAACTCTAGTTTGTCAAATCCATCAAATCTAAAGCCAGGCACCAAGCGGCCAGAGTTAAAATACCAGTTTGTATTACCAACTCTCATCCAGCTTTTTACGCCTACCAAGTTTGGCAGTGCACCACTTTCGGCCCACTCCGGCTTTGCTAGGTTATCTCGCTCATTATCAGCACCAAGCCATGCGCTGCCACCACCATAAGCCAGCACGGCTTGCATCATCAAAAATCTATCCGGACGCTTTAATGCAGCCTTTACCACCATCGGAGTTGATTTTACAGCATAGTGCAAAAATGGCTGAACCCCTGTTTTGTCAAGCATTTTTAGAGTGCCATTGAAGTGAGTAGAATAATCAACATATGAATACTGCGCATCTTTCATCGCAGCCTTTAGCTCATCTGCACTAAATTTGCTAAAGTCATTTACGTTAAAGCCTCTATCTTTGGCGATCATCTCAAGATTTTTCTTAAACCTAGCTATTTTAAATACCTTATCCTCCATCGAGTATAGATATCTAGCTTTCTCGCCACTCCAGCTACCCTCGGCCATATACGCTTCTTTTAACGCCTTGGTTAAGATATTGCCTTTTGATTCGCTTTGCAAAGGCTTTACCAGACCTTCGAGATCGTTTAGATGACTATCAAGCCCTAGCGAGTTAGCGAGATTCTCCCACTTTTTAAACTGTTTATCCCTTCTCATCCATGCGGCCGTAGTTTTAATTGCTTCATTAAAATCTCCATGCAAAAACGCAAGAGCCATATTTGAGCCAAAGTTATAAAGGTGTGTAAATGGGTTTTTCACAGTGACGTTTACTTTGATATGGTCGATTAGTTTAAAGTATGAGCCGTTAAATTTAGCCATCTCTCGACCTAACATTTCAGCCTCTGCTAGAGCATTGGCGACATCTTCTGGAACATATTTGCCAGCTAGCGCTCCATACTTCTTTATACCTCCGCCTGCACTTTCATCGCTCATCTTTACCCATTTTAGCCCATCAACACCTTCAGGCGGCGCGTCTTTAGCAAATTTATCTGCAAAAAGCTTTAACGTCTGAGCCTTAAGGAGCTGCTTTTTTTGCTCTAAAATAGTGTTTGTGACAGCAAAGGCTGCATCGTTTTCTATCTCGCGCAGTTGCTTTTGCTCCCAGCTCATCTGTTTTCTAGCAAAAAATTTGCTTTGCCTTAGCGCCTTTGCGATACGGCTATTTTCCTTTGCTTCGTCCATGTGCTTTTTATAGTAGTGCTTGACGTAGTCTTTGATGACATTTTTTGACTCTAGTGCTCCAGCATCCACTAGAGCCTGCGCGCCGTCATCGATAGTCTTACGCACTTTTTCATATAGTGGTCTTACATATTCTGGCAGTTCGCTAGGATTCATCTCACCATCTAGCGCCTTAAACATCGCCTTTCTATTCTCTAGGCTTAGTTTGCCAAGATACTCTTTAAACTGCCCAGCTTGAGTATATATGGCAGCTGTTGTTCTATGATATTCTCCTAGCAGATCGTCTATATCTTTAGCATGCTCTCTAATATCTAATAACTTGCCAGCAAATGGTATGTTTTCATCAGTCCACTTTGCGGCCTTATCAAGCCCAAGGCTTGCCTTATCAAAGACATCATCAACCTTTAGCGCCCAACGATCAAGTAGCTTACCTGATCTTTCTTGGATCTCTTTTAATGGACATTTTTCACTCATTAGCACAACCTCAATCCGTCTTTTATATTTCCATCTTTGTCTAGGTTTTTAGCTTTAAACTCTTCAAATTTAGCTACGGCCACCTTATCTCCGCTCTGAGCTGCCTTTTTTAGCTTATTTAGCTCAGCCGTCTTTAGTATCGCCTCTTTTTTGATAGGATCTAACTCATTAAAGTATGCTGCCTTTGCTTCAAAGCTCATATTTTTTAGCCTTGCTCTATCTCCTACGCCAGCTAACTCCTGAAGTGCATTCTCTTTTATATGCATATTATCTATTTGAGACTTTGCATATGCGTCTACTCTTATATTTCCATCTTCTGCTATATCTATAAAAAATCTCTTTTTGTCTCCATCTTTACCTATCTTGTCAAAGTAAATTTTACTATCGCTGATTGCTTTAAAGTCTGCATTTTTTATATCGTTTTTTAGGACAGCTAGCTGCTTGTTGCTCAATTTCACGCTTTTGCCAAGCTGCTGAGTGGCTATCTCTTTTTTATCAAATTTACTTATCAGATTATCTTTAAAATTTGAGTCGTTAAAGCTCTCTTTTCTCATCGCCACTATACTCTCGTCTAGCTCTTTTTCGACATTTGGATGCTCGCGCCTTATCTCTTCTATATTGCGGCTGTGATAGACTTTTTCCTCGTTTTGCTGTATAATGTCCTTACCGTCTGAAGAGTGTTCTATGGGCTTTAGGCCGCTAGAGCTTCGGACGGTATCGTCCAAGGAGTGTTCTAGGGGTCTTACGACGACAGAGCCTTGGACATATCTTACTTTACCCTCTCTTGTTATTAGCTCAAATTTTCTATTTTTCATCGGATAGTTAGAAATTACATCCAGCCCGCCGTCTCTTTCCTTGATCACGGAAGCGAATTTAACTACTCCGTCTTTATCTCTAAAAGGCTTAAAGAAAAACGTAGTATCTTCAAAGTCCACTACAAACGCTGGTCTTTCAAGCGTCGGTTTTATTAATCCAAAATATTCATCTCGCCCCTTATGTCCAAGTTTATAAAACTGTGAAACCGATATATCCACCTCCCCTATCGGCGTATCTACCTTGCCGTTTGGAAACTCGGCCTTAAAATTTTTCAGGCTATACTCTTTTTCTATAAACGGCTCTGCCTCTTTTCTTACGGCAGCTTCATTGATACTTCCGTCCTTTAAAATGTACTTTTTCTCAAGCTCTTTGCTTAAATTTACAATGCCCTCTTTGCTTACGATCGTCTCATTTGGATTTACGTCAAAAGTTTCGTGTGGATGTGTCCCTACAGTATCATCCAAATTTAGCCTATTTTGCACGTTTCTAGCCTCAGCTTCGCCGTGACTTAGGCGGTAACCCTCACCCTTTACCCCAGAGCCTCTTGAAAAATCCTCTATCTCTTGTATAGCATGTTGCACTTCGTGCATAAGCGTTGATTTATCACCAAGATCGCTTAGTCCTATTTCGTTACGCGCCGGATCGTAATATCCTTCCGCTCCCGATTTGTAAATATTCGGGCTATCGCTAAAGTTCCCGTCGTTTTTTACGTGCTTGATTTGATTACTATGAAAAACTATAACGTGCGGATACTTAGCCGCTCCATCCAAATCGTCCATTACTATCCCGTCGTATCCTTTTTGCTCTAAAAACTTTTTAAAAGCTCCGCTTTGACTTTCGGGATAAAGTTCGGTATCTATCCCGAGCTTCTCGGCTTCGTCTAGCAAATTTTTAGCTTTTCGGCTATACGGGAAAGATAGATCGATAGGGTTTTTGACGTTGAGATAAACTTGATAAATTTTACCGTCTTGTTTAAACTCGACCGCCGCGCTTTTGCTTTGATTGAACCAAAACCCGTAGCCGCTTTTATCAAACTCGTCTTTAAACTCCGTTATATCTTTAGCTTTGCTTCCGTGATAAAACGTCTTCGGACTTCCGTCAGCGTTTTTGGTAATCGGCGCGCTATCCTTGTGCCACTGCCTCAAATTTACGTCATATTTAACCTCTGGATTGCGAAACTCCATAGGTTTTTTAAGATTTCTATTAGAGTAGAAGGATATAATCGTCTCTGGATGGGATGCGGAGATCCCATCCGTTTTTTCATATACCACAACTCTAAATTTCACACCTTCTTTATTACCCCATTCATAGATCCTACCACCATGCTCGTCTATAAAAGGCTCTTTAAATTTTTGCAGATACTCTCTTATATTTTTACCGATATTTAAAAGCTCGCTTTGCGTTATTGCACCTTGCGCCTCTGGTTCTAAATGTTTTTTTATATGTATCGCTCCACCTTTTTTGTTAGAACCCTTTTCAAACATCAAAGCATCATCTATCTTTTCTAGATCACGCCTTACCAAAGTAGCACTCTTATCATTATAAGTTACATTATATATCCCCCGCTTCTCTCTTTGTGCCACGTCTTTTGTGCTTAAAGAAGCCTCTTTTGGTATATTATTGCTTATCTTTTTAATGCTAATATCCTCTAGCTCCGGATATGCTTTAAATAGCTCTTCATGCTCCAGTAGCTCGCCAAGCCGTCCACCACTTTTAAAATTTGGATTTAGCCTTGCCTTGCTGTCTCCTATCTCAAATTTCCAAGCACCGTCTTTATCCTTAAACCACCCCGTCTTTTGCCAGATTTCTACCTCGTCCGCGCCCTTTTTGAGCATTGCTTTAGCCTGATCTAGCTTGCCGACGTTTGCCGTGATCGCTTTTTCTCCAGCAAAGGAATTTATGCTTATGTCTTTGCCATTTGAATAAAGCTTGCCTAAAAGTTTAGGATTACCTTTTGCCATTTGAGGCATCTTGTTAGCTACGCCCAAGATCTCATTATAAAGCTTTGGTGTCATCTTTCTTGTAGTTATTGCAACTGCTTTACTACCGGCTAATCCTGCTAAAAATCCAGCTGCAAATCTATCTGGATTAAAGTTTCCATCTTCATCGATAGAATTTAGTGTGCCACCAACCAAACCACTTGCTATATGAGAGTTAGCGTTGATATTTCTGCCACCTTTTGGATTATATAGACTTCCAAATTCTCGCTCAAAGTCTTCCATATCAGCATATTCACTCCCTTTTTTATACTCATAGCCTAGTGCATCACTGCTTTCAAGATCAGATTTTAGTTTATTAAAAGTAGCCTCATCCATCTTGCCAGCTCTTATCTTTGCGACGTCAGCTTTTGTAGTTAAAAAATCAGCCTTATAGTTTTTTTCATAACCTGCTGGAGTTAGCTTATACTCCCAGCCGCCAACTCCGTCGTTGCTTTCAATGGTTCTGTCAGTTATTCTATTTTTTCCATGTCTTACATCTTTAGATAATACATTTTCTCTATCACTTAAGAATTTATCAACATCATATTCATTTGCAAGCTTTTTATACTCTTCTTGTGTTTGCCCTACATGTCCGCTTATCTCATTATCGCCGTTTCCTTGTTCTTCCACCATTTGCTTGCTTGCAGCTGTGGCATCAGTATCGCCATCTGTTTTAAAGGCTGGTCGCTGCTCCATTTGCTCATCGCTCTGGGCTGTCCGCTTTGTCTGGCTAGCGCTTGAAGTATTGCGTCCGCCTTGGCGTAGTATTTGCTCATCGCTTGCTTGTCGTCCTCTTGTTCGGCTTGCATTATCGCCGATATCAGAAACGCTATCTGATAATCCGCTATTTTTTGCTTCTTCATTGACAAATCCACCCCCTACTTCATCTCTATCTCTGATCTCGTTAGCTACTTCTCTTTGAATTTTATTCTCATACGCATCAGCTACTTTTGAATTTGCATAGTCTTTAGCGATATTTATATCCTTGCTTACGTATGCCTGCGTAAAAGCCTGCACACTCTCATCACTAAAACCTCTTTGTTTTAGCCTTGTGGCATAAATTTCTGGAGTATAAGCCTGGGCTGCGATATCTTTTTCAAGTGCATAAAATATCCCTTGTCCGGCAAGTCTAGCATCAACATCAACTCCGTCATTATATGCCCTAGTGTAGTTTATTTCATCTACACTTGGCTTAAATTTAGCATTGATTAGCTCTCGTGCAGCACTTGGTGACATACCTTGCTTTTGATATTCATTAATGGCTTTTTGAGTATCTGCATATCTTATGGCCGATTGCTCCCTGGCGTTATTTATACTAACTTGTGCGGCTTGTATCTTCTCGCCATAAGCTTTAGCATACTCTCTTTGGATCTCAAAGTTTTTAAATTTAACTATATCTGCATAAGTGTCTGCGTCCGTCCAGTCACTTTTTTCTTTGCCTTGCATAGCCTCTTTTAATACATTTGTAGCCGTATCTTCATCAAGTCCCACCTCTTTTGTGGCAAATTCCCTAGCAGTCATTGTTTGAGCCTCTTTTAACTCAGTGCCCACACCATCTCCACCGACATTATTGCTACCATCTAAAAACTCACTATTTTTGGCACTCTCTATCGCATCAGCCTCGTTTGCCACTTTGTTTGTCTGACGCTTTGCTATGAGCTTGCTTATGCCTTGTATGCCTTGATCTATCGCGTGTCCCAAAACAAAACCACCGGCTGCACCGTAGCCTATATTTTTCAATGTCTCTTCATCATTTTTACCCTCGCCAAGAGCCATTACACCACCGCTTGCAGCACCAGTGCCTGCGAAAAATAGGGTCTTTTTGCCAAACTGAGCTAGTTTGCTACCTTTGCTAAGTAATCCAGCTCCACCTATAAAATTTATAGGATCACCAACCATCTCCGTGCCTATTTCGGCTAAACGACTACCCCATGACGTCTCGCCAGTTGCCTTTTCATAATCATCTCGCAACTTTTGGGCATTTTGTATCTTAGGGCGCAGAGCTTGTTCTATGCTATTTTGATAGGTATAATTTCCATTTTCGTCATGTTTGCCTTCATAAAATGGATTTACAAAATCACCTACACGCTCAACAGTATTGGCAATACCTGTGAGTGTCTTAGCAGCACCTAGACCCCAGCCATGTCTTTTTGAGCCAAAATCTTCAAATTTTTGTGCATTTCTAGCCTCTTCCTCATTGATATCTCCACGCATTACACTTTGAACTAGTTTTCCATCCAAGCCAACATCTGAAAGTTCCTTTCTTTTAGCTTGCTTATCGGCAGCATACTGACGTTTAGCCATATCTGTGATCAAGCTTGGCAAAAAACCCATTTTTTCTAATTGTGCTATCTTTTCATCGCCCAAATATTCACGTATGGTAATAGCCATTTACATCTCTCCATCATCACCAAAAATAAATGGCTTTTTCTTTGATAAGTCTTTTTGTCTATCTTTATATTCGGCTTGGTTGCCTTTTGCCTCACTTCTAGCAGACGATTCTCTTGTTAGTTCATCTACAAAATTTTTATTAAGATAATATCCATCTTTAGTATTTCTTGCCACGCCAAGGTGCGCATATTCGTTATATGTAGCCGCGTTTACTTTCACCCAGTCATCATCGCTTGTGGCGGTCTTATTTTTACTAAAACGCTGCATTATATTTCCTATGGCCAAAACCTCTGCATCGCTCTTACCCTTTGTCTCATTTGGGAAAAATTGTCTAAAAGCCGCTACATTAGCAGCATCTTCTTGTTTTTGTCGCTCTATCTTATCGGCATGCTCCTGCGCTAGCGTGTTATAGTAGTTAGCTTGAGTATTGACCCTAGCCATATCCACAGCCCTATCTCTATTTGCTCTTAGCTCATCTATACTTAGCTTTTTCTCATTAAAGATACGGTCTTTTTCGTCTTTATCTTTTTGATACGCTAGCTCATCACCTCTAGCCTTCATCATTTCATTATGTGAATTTTTTCTAAAATTTAGCTCATCATTTCTAAAAAGTTTTTCTTCTTGATACCTTTTGTTCTCATCATCTAACTTTTGGCGATTTAGCCCTATATCTCCCACATCTTTTATACCATTTGCAACAGCACCAAGCCCAACAGCATATCCGGCTTTAGGACTTAGCGGACTTAATTCTGGACGTCTTAAAAACTCTATATTAAAGTAGCCCATTTTTCTTTTTCTCCTCTTCTTCCTTATCACTCATGCCAGCTGCTGATCTAGCCCAACCTTGCTCTAAATTTTGCTGCATCTGCTTTTGGCGTGCTTTCTCATCTTTTAAAATTTGCAAATTTAGATTGTAGTTTTTCATAGCTAGATCATTTTGCTTTTTAGCTTGCCTGCCTTGCTCTACCGCACTCCATATCCCAGCACCAGCACCAAGTAACGACCCAAATGCTTTTAGTCCATCTGCATTTTGGCTAGCCTTATCTCCTAAATTTTTTAAAAAATCCCACATTTTTAAACTCCTTTTTTTAATGATATTATTACTAGGACATTTCCTAAAAAACATATATTTTTACTATGCCATAGCTCCACCGCTAGCACTATTTCTACCAGCGCCGTTTCTATCATGCGAGCTATTTCTACCAGCATTGCCATGTTTTTCAGCCTGTCTTTGTCTACTTTTTTCACTACGACTCATACCTGAAGAGCTACCACTAGAACTACCATGTTTCTCAGCTTGCCTTTGTTTGCTCTTATCACTACGACTCATCTTTGAGGCTTTATCAAGATCTCTTGCCATACTTTTTGCCATACCTAAAGCACTATCTCTCTCTTTTTTATTTAGCCCCATGCCTTTTCCGCTAACAAGATTGTCGCCTATTTGGCCAATATACATTCCAAATTTAGTTTTTACACCAGCTATTTGCCCAGTTTTCTCATAGCTCTCTTTATCATATGCTAGATCCTTTGTTGGCACACCACCAAACATAGACTTCACGCCATCCCAAAATGACAAAGGAGCTTCATATATGCCTTGTCCTATCTCATTAAATCCTGCTATATCTCCACCAAAACCAAAGCTTATATCAAGTCCACTAGCTACTTCAAAGGCTTCATCCAAAACAGAGCCTAGCACCATACTAAGCCCTAGCGTAGCGAATCCAGCTTGCAATCCTAAAGCTTTACCTAAAAGCCCTGCGGCCACATCTGCAATTTTTGCAGTTGAGACTTGACTTACGACATCTGCTACAACAGCACCACTTACTTTGCCATCATAAGCCCATCCGGCAACTATCGCACCAACAACTCCAAATTTGGCATATGCTATGTTTTGCAAAGTCTGTTTAAAAAAGCCCTTTTGCCTTTGTTCCACCAACTCTCTAAGGAAATTTTCATTAGTAGCGGTTCTTTTACCAATAGACCTATCATCCATAGCAAAACCGATCTTGCCACCGCTTTTTTCATGTAGCCTATTGGCCAGCTTTACTATCTTTTCAGTATCTTCACTTATCTCATCATATATCTCTTTCTCTCGCCTCTTTTCATCGGCTGTTTTATAAAAGATTATTTGCATAGGCATCAGAGCAAACTCAATAAAATCCTCATTAAGCTCCATCATCGATGAGATCTTATCTACAAAAAAAGGTAAAAAGATAGAAGTGTAATTTATATTAGAAATCCTGCCGATTGCATAAGCAGCACCGGCAGCAAAGGTATTAGCATAAAGTTCTCCGCCAGCTAGATAGCTAAAGAGATCATCTGGCTCTTTGTTTGTTATGTTTAATTCGTCATCAAAGGCTATAAACTGGCTCATTTTACTCGCTCAGAAATGCTCCCTTTGGGGCCATTTTGCTCATTTTATTTTAGGTAAATTAAAATTTTTTACCTTTTTAATATTTATACCAGCTCTTTTGATAATCTCATCGATTATATTAAAGAGGTATTCAAACATATCCGAAGGCACACTAAGATTTCCATTAGAAACATTTTGCATAAAGTCGCCAGTCATCATACCAGCCTTTATAATTCTATTATCGTTTATCTGCTCTTTTATGGCCACTTGTTGCTCTTCAGCTAGCTTAGTTTCGGCCTTTGTTTTTTCAGTTTGAGCTCTTGTAAGTTCTATTTGCATTTGCAAATTTTGTTTATCAAGCTCCAGTCTATCTCTAAGCCCTTGGTTTTTGAGTTCCAAAGCTTCAAGCTCTTTTTCTAGCGTTAAAGCTTTGGTTGCAACATCTCCGGCTGCATCCATTGCCTTTGTCGTAAAGGCAATCGTCATCTCAGCCATAAGCGAGGTTATAAATTTAGCCCTAGCATCATCTGTTATTTGAAAGTTATCAAACTCCGTTTTTATATGTGCTAAAGCCTTTTGATATATCGAGCGCTCGCCAGTGCTACTTGCCAAAATTGCTTCAAAATTTTCTACAAAATTATCTTTATAATTGATCGCACTCACGCTAATCCCTTTCTTATTCTGTCTAACTTGTTTATTTTTAACCTTTGAGTATTTACCTCTTCTTGCAAACCACCAACAGCAGTCTTAATGCCATTATTTTCTATATCACTTATCCTGCTAGATAGCGCATTTATGGCATTATTTATATCACCAAATGAGCTCTCATAAGATAAAACCTTACTTTTTAGATCATCTATTTGTGTCTGCTGCTTTTTAATTTTTTCATCTAATTCTTCAATAGTCATACTGCCTCCGCCCTTCTTCTCCAGCCATTGGCATAAACTCTTAAATTTGGATTTTGCTTAATTAACATGTTGTAGTGTTTAAGCTCCGCTCTATCAAACTCTTTGTCAAATTTCTCTTCATCTACTTTATTTATAGCGGCCAAGCTTATCTCACCCATTATGCCATCATCTACTACACCAGCTATTCGTTGTGCGGCTCTTATAGCAGGTTTTGTGTCAGCATTTACACCAAAGATAAACATTTCATTGGCCTTTAACTGACTATTAATTTCACCAAGCCTCATCCTATCCCAATACTTTTGCTTGTAAAATTTCCAAACTTCATCACGAAGATCCTTGTTATCAAACAACATCCTTGATATTTTTTCGGTATCACCGCCATAGGCTAACGCAGCAAGTATCTCATTCCAACCCTTCCAGCTTGAATGATACTTTTGATATATCCCCATAAATGTCCACTCACGCTCAGTAGGGTTTTTATGTAACGCTTTTTCAGGACGGCTAAACTCTAAACTCATTAAAATTTGAAAAGCATTGTTAAAATCTGCCATTTTTACTCCTTGTGTTAATCTTTTTAAGATTTTTTAACACATTGCTTTGACGTGCTAAAATTTTCCTCAAAAAATACTCGCTCTTTATGCTCGCCTTTTTTACCGATATTAAAGCCCTCTACTGGACGGTGATAACCCATTACTCTGCTCCATACGGTGCATCTGGTGCGCTGTGCTTGCAAGGCATGCAATATCTCACTACTTGTCATCGCCAAACTCCTCGTGTTTAAAACTTCCACCGTAGTCGTCATAGCCATCGTATCTCCTTCCAGCCTTGCTTGATACAAAGTCTCTAACAAATATCAGTGCCTCACTTCCCATCCAAGCACCCACACCACAAATCGCAAAACTCACGTGTTCGTCCTTGGCAAAAAAGTAAGCTATCTCATAAACTACATATGCACTAAAACAACCGTCCCACGTTCGTTTGAGTAAAATTTTTATGCCTCCACCACCATTTTTTATAAAAGCGGTGATAGAGCCTGCACAACCTATGATTAATACATAGAACAAATAATGTAATTCCACGGCTATGCTCTAAAGATACTAATTATCTTTGCCGGGCTCAATAGAACATTTACTACACCCTGAGTGATGGCCAACGCTGTGAGCTTCATTTCTTCATTGTAAAAAATATTGCCATAAAGGCGGTACACAGCGACACTAAACACTACCATAAACAAACCACCAAGCAACAGCACTAAACAGCGCCTAATTTTGCTTTTTGCTTTTGGTAGTAGCTTAATCTCGCTCATTTTTTTCTCCCCATTTTTGCTACAGATGCACTAGACTGCGGCACATTTGCATGCACACATTGCCTTAGAAGATCTTCGCAGGCTTTAAAATACTCTGCTATTTTCTTTTGATTGTCTGGATCGCTTCTATCTCGCTCTGGTTTTTGAGGCATTTTGTCAATGCAAGATACTGTGATATATACATCTTGATATTCTGTTTGCTTAATGATTTGCGGCTCTTTACTTGCACAGCCTGAAAATAGAAATATAGCGACAAGAAAAAGCGTGATCTTAACGTGCCAGCTCATCAAATATCCTTTCGCAACGCTCCAACTTCTCTTCGCAGCTTTGCGTAACCAGTGGCTTGATACCATCAAATTTGCTCCTAGCTTTTTCTTGTGTCTTTTTTACATCAGGTTTTTTTATTTCAAGCTCTTTAAATTTAGCATTCTGCAACTCTATCTTTGCGTTGCACGCCTCGAGGTTTGCTTTAACAACTGCACTAATTGCCTCTTTTAGTGCCAGCTCGTTTTGTGTTTCCTTTAGTTCAGCCTTAGCGTCTTTAATGCCATTTTTTAGACTGTAAATTTCAGCTCCAAGTCCTAGCATTACACCTATTAACCCGCCAATTACGATTAGCCAAAGTTTGTTTGCAATTAAAAAATTCATTCTACTAGCACCCAGTCAGTAGCAAGAACGTCTGTTTGGCTAGCAAGCCACGGCACGATCTTATCATCAGCCGTCTTCATATCGATGTGAGGGCAGTAATCAATCTCCTCCCCCTCACCAAAGATAGATAAAAGTGGTTCACGATTTGCGATAAATTTAGATCCTTTGACCAAAAATAAAAACATCCCTTTACCATTCCAACCTTTGCGAGCTACCTTTTTACCCTGTTTTAAAAAACGTATCGCAGAGCCAAAATCAAACCCATCAGAGATATTTTGATAGACAGCTTCAAAAAGATTTTTAGGCGACCATGAGATGTAGCCGTCAAAATTTGGATGATTTTTTTTACCATCAGCATACTCTACAAGATAGCCCTCATCATTTGGATTTTCATCCATAGGCACTTCCCAACCACGTAGCTTGTTGTATTCTCCACGATTCATTGGCATCGCTTTAATCTCTTTCATTCCTATGTACTTTTGCATTGTGTCTCCTTTGTTTGATAAAATTTATAAAAATTACAGCCGTCAATAGACGGTAACTATGACCACTAAATTCTTTATGGATGGCTTTACTGTTTGACCTTTTTTAATGGGTTTATACACCACACCGTTTTTAGATATTTTTTGTCATCTTTCTGGGTGAACTCTTTAAAATTTAAGGCATTTGCCCCTGCTATATCCATAAGCTTCCACCCTAAATATATCCTGCAATAAAATTTCCCATAGCGCACGACCCTAAAAAACCCAAAACGCTTCTTGCCATTTTTTAAGACACATGTAACCTTACAAAAGCCACTCTTTTTGCCACCATTACTGGTAATATTGGGATCTCCTATGGTTTGTATGCTATATGGATTTACTTCATCTACTTTGACGCCTAAAATTTCACTTGAAAAACGTCCTATCCTATTGCGTAATAGCCAAAGAAGTCTTGCTTTATATGTTCTATTAGTTGGTTCAGGATAGTGCTTCTCTCTCCAGCCACTATCGCCGTTTATAGCAGCACACTTGCCATCGTAATAGTCGTTTGCATCTTCAAACCACCTAAATATCTTTGGCAAATGCTCGTCATCTTTTTTGCAAAATAGTAATGCGATTGGCACGACTACAAATGAGAGTATCTCAAGCAAAAGCTCTATTAAAATGATCGCTATAAGCTGTAATATCTCTTTAATCTTTAGCATCATTTTCCTTTTTTGGCTTCTTGCTTGGCTTCTCATTTTCTTTTGTTTCGCTCTGTTTGTATTCTGGGCACTTAGGGCACTCACTCCAAGTGCAAGCGCCGTCCTTGTTAAGTTTTGATGCACAAATTTCGCACCTTTTTACTTTTATTCTCATTTCTTATCCTTTTGTGTTGGTCTAGTTTGAACCACATCTGTGAATTCGTCTTTGTCTAAGTACCAGAATGGTTTCTTGCCATCTTCATACTGAAAACGGCTAAAGTCATCTGGGTGTGTAGCCAAGTGGCTAAACACCCTTAAAATGTTTGTCATATTCGAGCTATCCCAGCCCTCGCACTTGCGTGCTCTTAAAAAAATCACGATAGGGCATAAAAGAATGCCTAAAATTAGAGACAATACGCAGATTAAAAAATAGTTCATTTCCTTAGCCCCTCCCTTTGAATTATTAATTCCTTATATTCGTTTCGCAAGCTCTCTAGCACGGCAGTGTTTCCGATAATAAGAGCATGCTTTATATCATCCTCACATTCTTTTATATCCGCTTCGAGCTGTGCTAAAGCCTTAGCTTTTTCATCCACCTTTGGTTCTAAAAGTTTATTTGCCTCATCATTACTGATTGGCGTTAGCTCTAACTCTTTTATTTTTTGATTTAGTAGTTCTTCGCTTACGTCATCTTCATAAGCGTAAATTTCATTACTTTTATTTTTGCAATACTTCATTTTTTTACTCCTTATCGTAGTTCTACCCACTGAAACTGTTCGTCTGTTTGTGAATCTACTCCATCCATTTCAACCTTATATGTTGCTCCTACTGGGACTATAACCGAGGCTACTTTATTTACTCCAATAGCATTGTGATTAGTCCGCCCTTCATATACTAATACTCCAGAAACAAAGACCTTCATTGGATATGGGCTTCCATCCCCTTTTCTCCCTACTATGATAAATATAGGTTTAGCTGTGTTGTTTGTATAATTTATGCCAAGTTTTCTATTGTTTTTAACGTCTTGCCAAGTCTGACCTATGCCCAGCCCACTTTGACTAGCGGCGACAAACTCGCTCACAGCTTTTTCGCTTACTGCCACATCTGTTTGTTTTGCGTTGATAATATTTTTTAGCTTCGTTATGCCTGCTTTTGTTTCGGTGGCAATATCTGGCAGGCTAGTTATTGGCGCAAATTTATCGTCGCTCTCTTCTTTTGTGTATGCGTCGATCTTGTCATTTTTATTTAAAAAAGTCTGCTCGCACCACTCTTCGCTAGCGAACACACGCCATATTTCTTTATTATTACTAGGATTTTTATTTGTATTTTCGCTTTTGGCTTGATATAACTTGCCATCAAAAACACTAATGGCACCAGCAGGATAATCTAACGAAGAGCTCCAAGGGGTTATGCCATTTTTATATATAGTGCTAAATTTTTCATCTACTACCCCTTTTGCTTCATTCAAAAGATCCATGATTTTTTTTGATGAAAATGTAGAAATCAAAGTTTCTGCACTATCGTTTATTGTTCCGTTTTTTAGAACTTCTTCTATTTGAGCTTTTAAAGTATCGAATGTTTTTATTATCTCGACAATTTTATTATACTTGCCATCAAAATCTTTTTTATCAGTATCAAATAATGTTTTATCTGCAGTAACTGCTTCACTTATTCTTTCTATATCTGTTTTTATTTTTCTTAGCTCTTCAGGCTCTATTTTTTCAAGCTTTTTACTAACTCCTAAAATTTCCTTACAAATTTGCGTAAATTCTTTATCCACCATTTTTTCACTCTCCTAAAATTTTCTTGCTCATTAGCCTATCAAGTGCTCTTAAATCCTCTCTATCGATATGCTCGCCATTTTGATAAGCAATAAATTGATATATAAATTTCCTATATCCAAGCTCATTGCTATTTAAAATTTTTTCTGGATGCTCGGAGTTATCAATTTGGCCATAAATGATATTAGCCATGTAATAATCAAGTCTTTTTATAAAATTTTCATCCCATGAATAGTAAGGATCTAAGGCATAATCTATTTTATAAGGCTTTAGCCAACCCTTTATTCTAAGTGCTTCTGTTAAGTTATATGAATTTTCGTTAAAATTATTTAGCTCATATTCACATAAATTTTGTAGATAAAACTTGTTGTATTTTGCATAAAACTCAGCATGTGCTCTTTTTTTGGCCACTCCATAAATAAGCGCCTTTAAAAGCGATTCGTCAAGAAAATCAACCCTATCATTTTCATTTTTTGGTGTGTTAAATTTCCTCACAAAACGTCTTTTGTCTATATGGTATTCGATACCAAAATTTCTATGATCTATCTCGATCATTTCAAGAGGCGTTACCGCACGCGATATATCTGCCGCCGTCTCTTCCACCAAAGATTTTAACTCTTCAAAATCAGGGAGCTTTATATCTCCCCTTGTGGATACCTTTAAACGTTGCAAAAACGCCTCATAGTTCATTTTCACACCTTTAGTTTTTTAAGCCAACCAAATGCCACAGGAGTACATACACGAAGTGTAAACTCACTAATGATCTCTTTTTCCACAGCATCATTGCTAGTTGGAAGCTCTCTAGTCATCATTGGACGCCAATTCACTTTAAAGATGTCATCTGCTCTAAAAGCAATGATCTCATTTTGATCTAAGAATGGATTTAACATAACCTTTACATCGCCGTAGCTAGTTCTAATGGCAAGTAGATCCTCTTCTAGGTATTTTTGTGTGATATTGGCTTGTTTTATCTTGTCGAGAATATCTAGCAGCCTATCATTTTGTTTGTCATTCACCATTAAGAATTGATAAGGCCTACCTTTGCTCCAGCCGATTTTTAGCAGATCTCTAATCATTTGCATAGTTAAGTCTGTATTGTTTGCATCGATTGTATTATTTGCAGTAGAAAAACTTTTTAATCCACCACATTTTCCAACTACAGGAGAACCACCACTATTTACTCTTTGTACAGCTGTCTGAGAAGAAAGCAAAATTTTCTCTATGGACTTTTTATGTTCTACGGAAGCCATCTCGCCTTGATTAGCTAGAATGCCTCTGCCTGCCACATCTTTGGCCGGCTCTTGTGATCCAGAAACTCCGTATGTATTTTTAACTATTTGAAAATGATTGCTTAGAGTATTACCAACAAAATACTTGGCTGTTGCTTTAGCTCCACCTTCTGCGTGCGCATTAGCCGCGTCACCATCAGGCAACTCATCATAAAACCATTTATGTCCTACTGCCACGCTCGTGCTTCTATCTGCAGGTGCAGCCGTGCTTATTGCACTATAAAAAGGCGTAGATTGCCATCCTATTTGCTTTATAGTGTTTTCAAGCACTACACCCTTACTGCCAAAAGCCTCTTCAGCAGTTACTAATCCAGTTTTTATAGCCATTTTCTTTTACTCCTTAAAATAATCTCGCATATAAGGCCTGCTTCTCGCTATCGTTAGCCTCACCTTTATTAATCTTACCGATGAGCTCTTTTACGCTCACACCACCACCAGTCCCCCGTGCTATGTCAAATTCATCATCAACTTGCACTTGTGCCTTGCCATGGAAAAATTTTAGATAGACGTTTTCAATCCCTACCGGAGTCAGTAGTGCATCGCCAGTGCCAGGGTTTTTCTCATCCATCTCTAAAATTTTGTCTGTGACTTTTTGCATATCAAAGTCCGGATAACTCTTCCTAAAATCCGTCTCCATCTGCGAAAGTTGCGCGGCTTGGCGCATTCTTTGAAAATCCGCATACTCTTCTTTGTTGAGTTTTACTGAGTCATCAGGCTGCGGAGCAGCTGGTGCTTTAGTTTCTGCCTGCACCTGTGGTTTATCTGCGTTTTTTAAAGCAGTTTGGGCTTCTTGCGTCTGTGTTTCCTCTGCAGCCGCTAGCCCCTCCAAATCCTGGTCATAGATATCTGGCATTATTCATTACCTCCTAAATTTAAACCTTGCGACTCATTTGTCTTAGGAGCGCTATCAGTCTTATTCTTGTCCTCCTTCTTGGTCGCTTCTTTTAGTTTCTTATTCTCAGTTTCAAGCTTTTGAATTTTTTGTGACAAAGCTAAATTTTCGCCAGCTGCCACGCTTAAGCGCTCTTGCAAGCTTGCACACTCCTCTTTAAAGTGCTCACTTTCGCCCTTGATATCTAAAATTTCAGCCCTCAAGCGCTCACACTCATTTGTAGCTTTAGCTAGCTGTGGCGCGAGATTTTTTGTCCCAGATGCGACCTCTTTCATCTCGGCCTCGGCTGCCTCATTTTGTGGCATCTCTTCCCACTCTTGCTCACCTATAATGCTCACGGTGGCAAAGCCAGACTCATCTTTAGCCCTAACCACGACATCACCGATACTTCCGCCGCTAATCTGCCCTTCCTCTTCGCCTTTTTTATAGACGCTAAGTCCGTTTGTGGCCAAAGCGACGATAACACCAAGAACCTCGTATTTGTCCTTATATGCCATTTCTTCTCCTTTAAAATTTTTATTATTTTATTTGTCTGCATCCTAAAAAACGTAAAAATTTTTAAGTCATATCCTTTCAAATTCCGCCGTTTACTAAAGCTGTCATCTCCATATCTTCTTCACTAGGTTCATTTTTTATTTGTGCTTCTTCATCTTGAGTCACAGCCTCTGCTTGTGCCGCTTCTTGTGCCGCCATCATCTGTGCCATAGCCTGATCAACTTGTTCTATTGGCGCATTTTCACCAAGAATTAAAGTTAGTACTTCTTTTACGATTTCGCCTGTTATTTGTGGTGAACTTATTTGATTTTGTGCAAGTACCCCTAGCAAGCCATTTAACTGACTTATTTTTACTTCATTTGCTATCGTGGTGCCAAAATTTACAGAAACATCAAAATCCAATCGATTGGCTTTTCTTTCTGCTAAAGTACCGATCGCTTCTATAATGTTTTCATTTTCAGTTATCTTTATAAATTCATCATCACTTACAAAGCGGTAAAGTAATTCCACAAAGTGCCCAGCATAGCTTGATAGCATTGTTTCAAGTAATGTTTGCATCATGCTTTCTATTCTCATTGAGCTAGCTGCATTTACAGTTTGTAACGCACCCATTGCACGTCGGTCGCTTGGCCCAGTTTGACCAGTCATTACGCTATTTACGCCAGTGGCTATCTCATACTCTTTGCTTAGCATAGCGATCTCTTCGCTTAATTGATATGTTGGTGGCACCGGAAATGGCATTATCACGTCGCTCACTCTAGCGCCCATGTCCGTTTCCACCCTGATGACCTTTTTCCTCGCCATCACGTCGCTTACCGCCACCGCGCCCCTAGTTTTATCCACTACGAACGACGGATCTATTTGATTCTCGGTGATGTCGATTTTTTGATTGCGCTTGATGTTGTATTCTTCTTGGATTTCTTTGACGATTTCCGGCACGCACGAACCGTATACGGCGTTTTCCTTTTCGCGCATGCTCTCCTCGACGCTAGGCATTGAGTCTATACAGTAGCCGAAGTGAAACGGTAGAGTCGAAAATTTCGTCTCCCTTACCAGAAAATTATTAGCAAAGCTCTTTAGCTCCCATATCTGGCGGCCGTTTACGTAGATCTTTTTGTAGATATCTTTCATTTGCACTCTTTGGCTCCACTCTGTTTTAGAGCCTAAGATACGATCTTTGTCTTTACTTTTATAAAATTTAGTTTTGATTTTTTCTTCTACTTGGCGAACTGATTGACGCCATTTATAGCAGACATATTCTATGTCGTTGATATCACTTGCATGCTTATCAAATGCTAGATCGGTGATTGGAATAAAACGTGTGGCGATATCGCCTTGCTCTTTATCGTAGAACAAATTTACTATGCCAAGAGGTAGATATAACGCACTCATCACAGCCTTGCTTAAGCCAACTCGGTGCTCTTTTTTCTTCCATCTATTTTTTAGCACAGCAGTAAGTGCGTTTTGTAAGATTAGATCATTATCACTTCTACGCCCAACACGAGTGATCTCTATTGGGCAGCGATCACTCATAAAGCTTGTTTTAAAAATCGCATGAATGATAAAAATGGTGGTTTTTATTAGGGGGATGTATAGCTTCGAGCGGCTTCTCTCAGAGTTTTTTCGTTTTGAAGTGCGGTTATCTTCACCCTCATACCCTGCACGAAATGCCCGCTCACATTCTAGGAATCTCTTTTTATGTTGCTCAAGATCACTAAATGCTCGCTCAATTAAATTTAAATCCTCATTCATAGACTACTCCGTTTTTTTACGGGTAGTCTAATTTATGAGTTTCCTAAAAAACGTATAAAATTATTTAAGGATTAGTCTATATGCGCTATGACTAGCTCGCCATATATGTAGCATCAATAACATATGACAATCTACTATCTTTTGTTTGAAAAATATATGTTTGATACTTTCACACCCAGCTCTCTTCTTCTTCGTATTCCTCATAAATTTCATCGTAGCTCTCGTCAAAAAATCGCCCTGCAACGTACTGTAAAATATAAGCTTCTGCATCCATGATATCATCACTCTTGCTTTCCGTCTCCGGATCAAACCCTAGCAGCTGCGCCTCAAGCTCGTCTGTAGCGTTTAAACTTGCATTATGATAAATTTGTCTTGTGCGGTAGTAAGGCTCAAGATTTGAAATGCGTTTGTTTTTGGAGTTGCCACCATGGCTAAGCGGATCTATTGGCAAATTTATACCAGTTAGCTTTTGAATAGTATCGATCGTGTAAAAAAAGTCATTTTGCATGCCGGCCTTTTCTATGCCGATACGCATTGGGTAAAATGTGAGATAAATTTCGATTATTTTTAGGCTTCGCTCAAACGGAGTAAAATATCCGCTCGTAATGTCGATTATAAAAAGCCTATTTTGCCTATCAATCGCAAAGGTGACGTAGGCGGTCTGGTCTCTGCCTTTTCCACTTGATATATCGGACACGGTATAAATTTGGCACTCTTTTAACCAAATTTTCTCACCATTTTCTAGCTCTATTTTATTTGCTCGTCTGATTTTTAGCTCTTGCCTATTTACTCCATCAGTTACCGTTATCGTCGTAAATGGTTCATCCGTCCTATACTCAACACCCTTAAAATATCTAAAATACTCACGCTTAAAGATAGCCTTTTGCGGATCTATTGCAGCACACATATACTCTTGATAAAATTCATTTGCTAGTCCTTTTGAGACTAAGGTGCTTTGTATTTTTTTGATTTTATCCATCGAAAAGCGAGACGGCCATGAGCTTGCACCATTTTTGATGATTGGAATTTTTATGTATATCCACTCTTGTTTGGCGTCCATCTCTTCTGTATTATTTACGATGTTGTTTAGGATGCTATCTTCGTGTAGTATAGTACCCAATATCACGGCCTTACCACGTGTAGGATGCAAAGTAGGTAATAAATCGGCATAAAACCAACTACGAAGCTTTTGGCGGTTGGTGTTTGAGTCGATAGGGTATCTGCCGACTTTGCTCTCCAGGTCGTCTATTATTAGCAATGTTGGGCGCATGTTGTCGATATTCATACCACGAGGATCTTGTCCGGCTGAGAGAGATACTACGTAGCATTTTTTCTCTATGCTTTTGCCATCTTCATCTTTCATGCCTTGATTTACGATGACCTCTATAAAACCTTTGTTCCAAGCTTTACCACGAGCTATGGCATAGCCTTTAGCAGCTGCCTTGTCGATACTCCCTTTGATCGCTTCCAAAAATGCTGTCGCCTTGTCCTCGTTGGCCGAAACGATCATGATAAAAGGCTCGGCGGCAAAATAAAGGCGGCTTAATACATAAATTTTATTTAGTAGGGTGGTCTTGCCGGCGCCGCGAAATACTGCTATAGCTTTATACTGACCTTCACCGTCAATAAAACGGATTATTTCTAAATGAAATTTAGGTGTCTTGTTTTCAAAAATTTCAGGTTCAACGTCTTTAGCAAATTTTAGATATAGCTCAGGAGATAGGTTCAT